AGTAAATGCGTAGGAGCATGTATTCCTTACCCGTAAGAAAGGCAGGATATACTTTCTCCTTACTGATAATCTGTTTCATTAAATTGAACGGCATTTGACACACTCCTTACTTGTCAAACCATTACGCATACGTTCACCAAATACCACAATGCAGGATGGAAATGGTGCTGCCATAGGTTTACGATGAGTAGGATTAGTAAATTTAACTCTACCTCTGATAAATCTAATCTCATCGGCAAGCATGATGTATTTGTGCCAATATGAAGTATCAGTGCGAGCAGGAATAAGACAAACAACGGTAGCACCACATAATGCCTCATTGTATGCTTTCTCTACCCATCGTGGTATTTCCTTACCGTAAGGTGGATTCATAAAGACTACATCTTTACTCCAATCTTTGTATAATCCATTTTCCTCATTAGAGTAATACTTGTAACACTTTGCGTTCTGTGATGTTGCACATGGATCAAGCGTAAAATTAAATTCGTCGTTCAATGCGTCGAATAAATCACGCGGGGTTTCCCATTCCATATCCTTTGAAGAATAATGCACATCCATCTTACTCATAGTCTACACCGCACGTTTTAGTGATAAATTCAAGGTTCTCTACCGATTCAACAATCTCTGTATGATGCTTTAAATCATAACCATAATTTTCAAGGAATGATGATGCAGAACGGATAATACGTTGTTCACGCTCTGTTTCATGGTAATCAAAGACTGCAATGAGTTTACCATTGGCATCTTTGTAGACGCCATCGAAATTGTCATTGAGGAGTAAGCGTAAGGTAGAGAAACATACATTGAGAGGAAACTTGTAAAAGTCGGAATAGTTAAAAAGGAGTTTCATGGTTATTACACCTTAGTAAGATGATAACGTGAAAGTGTTGCACCTGTCTGATTCTTGTATTTGGAAGATGATTTCTCATTATAACCCACTCTACATGTTTCGCCCTCGAAGAATACTAACTGTGCAATCGGCATACCACTGTAAAGGCGAATAGGACGATTATTCACATTGTAGAGTTCTAAGGTAAGTGTTCCACCAAAACCTGCATCAATCCATCCTCCAGTTTGATGTATGGTAAGACCTAATCGAGCAAGAGATGATTTACCTTCACATGCAGCACAAATATTCTTGGGTAAGGAAATAGTCTCCTGTGAAACAGCGAGCACAAACATTCCAGGTTGAATAGTGAACGTATCTGCCTCTACAACTTCATGTCCATAAATAATTGTATTTCTATCAAACGGATCAATCATCTGCCCGTTATTAATGTAATATTTAAACTGATTTGAAAGGTGTAAGTCATATGAATTGGGATTTATACTCTCTTCATCAAATGGTGTAATAATCAGGTTTCCATTGTCAATACACTGTCTAATCTGATAGTCTACCAGAATCATTCTTTATCACTCTTATCGATGTTGTATTTGTTGAACTGACTGTAAGAATACAAAGGACACTGTAACTGCTCACACTCTACTCTACCATCTTCACAATATCCCTGACAATCGTAGCAATAAGCGTATATCGCTTCCTTGCGTGTGATATGTTTACCTTCAAGAAAATTAATAAGATTGGTTTTACCACTATAACTCTTACCATGTTTCTTGATGAATTTAATGGTTGATTCGTTGTCCATTATGCACCCTCTTACCAAGAATCTTCATGAGTTTGAAGGCCATGTTTGCAAAGGTAATCTCTGCATTAGCACCATATACCATTCTGTAATCCGATTCTGCAATGATCTCAATAGCAGAAATCTTGTCAGAAGCGGAAAGGGAAGTATCATTCCACACTTTTAAGTAAATCTGAAATACAATGCTTCTGAAATCAACTGTGTTACTATTCCAGAGTTTACGCGCTTCTGTAATCTTCCTACTCTGGATTAACGTGTAAAGTTCATCTGCAACATTGATATTCTTCTTAGTGTCTAATTCACCAAGATTCTTGTAAATGTCAAGCGCCTTTACCATTGAACGAATGTCAGGGTAGTTTACATCAATGATTTCATTAAGACTCACATCGTCAATGTCAATGTCCTCTTCCTTACAAATAAACTGTAGACGCGCTAGGATTTCATTACGTGCAGGTTTCCCAAATGATATTACTTTACACCTGGAACGGAGTGGTTCAATAATTTTAGAGATTGTATTACACGTAAGAATGAATCGGCAGCGAGAAGAATACTCCTCCATAATGTTACGGAGAATATTCTGTGCATCGGCGGTTAAACCGTCTGCTTCATCGAGATGCACAATCTTAGGCACATCAGACTTGAATGATACAGTAGAGGCGAATGCTTTAACCTTTTCACGTACCGTATCAATACCTCGCTCATCTGATGCATTGAGATACAGTTTGTCAGCACCAAGTTCTTTTATAATGATTTTGGCAAGCGTAGTCTTACCTGTTCCCGCACTCGATTCAAAAATCAGATTAGGTAGAGAAAACGGATTTTCCCTAACAACTTTGCGTAATCCAGCAATTACAGTGGTATCGTTACCAATATAATCTTCAAACGTTTGTGGTCTGTATTTCTCCACAAAAAGTTTGTTGGTAATCATTTACATCACCACGTAACTTTGTGTGGAATAAGTAGACCAGAAACATTAATCTCAGTGTTCTTACCTGTAATGTAATCAAACGTAACAGGGTAAAGAACATCATTACCATACTGGTCTTTCGTCTGCTCAGTGACAAAACCCATTGTAATGTCTAATTGTGCCTCTGCAAATGCATCCTCAAGGGCATTGATGGAAATCTCTATCATAAACTCTTTACCATACTTGTTATCAATATCCGCGTGAACTTCAAGTTTAGAACGCTTATCAGTGCTTAGTTTAATGTATTCTCCCTCTTTTGGAATGGTAAAGCATACAACAGTTTCACCAAGATTCTTTGCAACCTTGATAAATTTCTTGATGTCGTCTGCATCAAACGCAATGATAATCTCACGTGGCGGAATAATCGCTTTAACGTCCTCGATACTCTTACCCGGAATACTACGAGAAGCATACTCATAATCAATCTGTGGAACATTCACCGTCAATTTATCGTCAGCAAGAACAATCAAATCGTCAGTTGTAACCACACCAACAAACTCTTCATCGAAGTTAGCGAGATACCGCTTCTTAAAGTCAAGTTCATTGATGCACATCTCAATAGACTCATCAAGATCATATTCAACCTGCTTACCGTTTGCAATGGAGGCAGTAATCATTACTCGCTTCTCAGTGTTGGTTACATGTGCAACAATATTTTCATTGGGCTTACGTGTAATAACCATATCACCATTCATCGCAATTCCAAGCACATTAATAAAATTCTTCAGAGTAGTAACATTAATACGCATTAAACTCACTCCTTACCATTAATCAAGTTATACAGTGTTGTCCCAGTAACATCATACTTACCTGGAGGATACTTCTTCTCTTTCTTACTCGATTCAATGATTGCAAAGTAATGAATATCATCTTTGACCATTTCACGCACAGTGTGAATCTGCACCTGCGTTTCCTTCATTACCTTGCTTACCCACTTTGGAACTTCTTTAGACTCAATAACCTGACCCATACGGACAAGTGTAGTGTCAGTCTTAGGATACATGATGTAGATTACACCACAACGTGCAGATGCGACACATTTATCATGTAGGTTATCAATTAGCATATTACGAATCTTCCAAAGATTCTGATTTGCTACACCTTGAAATTTGTCAATCTTAAGTTCTAAACGTCCTGCGTTCTCGCAAATCTCTGTATACTGCTCAATTCCATCCACTACAATCCAATCAGTTTCATTCTTCTCTTTGATTACATTGAGCAGAAATGTATTCCAATCACAAACAGTCTTTGATGTGCGTAACATATCCTCTGCCGTTGAACGATCATACGGACGGAGAGAATCAAGCACCTGAATATTCAAATTCTTCTCTTTGATGTAATCAAGTTCCATCGGTAAAACACTATTCGTATCAAACGAGAGAACCTTTACACTGGAACCAGGTGCGATTAATCCGTAGACAGTAGTTGTCTTACCAGTGTTTTTGTCACCATACACACCAATAATATCCTTACTCTGTGGTGGAAGAATTGCATCATCAAAGGAGAATGATGCAGTAGGATCTTCCTTCTGCTGTATCTCTTCAACTACTTTATCTAAAGACCTTTTACCAAGTGCCATAATCATTCCTCTTACTTACGAACAGATACACTTGGAAACGATGCAACAAACAGACCAAGAACAATACCACAAACAATCTGTGCAAAACCCGTAATACCAATCATGCCCACCAACACATACGCAATGTAGCATAATGCAGCATACCATATGAAAAGGAGTGCAATGCATACTGCAATAATCGCAAAAGCGCCAATAGTCTTTAACGCTGTAATATAATCCATAATAATTACCTAAAAAGATTAGAGGAAATCATCATCCTCAACAGGTTCATCAACAGTCTCTACATCCTCTGCAATCTCATACAAATCTTCAGGACGCGAGAACTTAGGATCGGTGACGAAACCAAACAGACTACCGGATGCCTCACCCTTCTTATTAAAGTAAGGCTTGAAACAAACAATACCTACTGCCTGCTCATAGAGTCCCGTAACAACACCTGGAGAACATGATAATGTAACATTACCCTCGAAATCCTCATCAAGTGGTG